CACCAACTGCAAAACCTAATTCTCTTTCAATAAGCTCTTGTGATTCTTTACCAAGATATTGTTTAATCTTTTCGTAGTTTATTCTTTTTCTTTTCTTAACTTCTGCTTGTGGTTTACGTTTTGGTAGAACAGTTCTATTGGATACCGCACCACCGCCATTAAACCCTGGACGAGTTAGATATTCCATCATCTCGTTGTAGTGTTTTATTTTCATTATTCTCCTAATAGACCTGCTAGTCCGCCGTCGGCTAAATCTTCATCTGGCACAG